CGTAATCTTGCTCGTGTAGCAAACCAGAAGAAAGCTGGAAGAGGTCGATAATGTTTAGCAAAAAAGTTATGGGTAAAGAAGTTGGCGATGCCAAAGTCTATGCCAAACCACACACTATGGATGGTAAGCCAATGAAATCAAGTACAGCAAAATTAGTAGATCCTAACAGCGTATCTTCGGATAGCACTACAGTTGGTATGCCAGCAAAACGTGTATCAATGGGTAATCCAGCCGCTGATAACATTAAGACTTCTGGAATTAAACAACGTGGATCTGGTTGTGCTACCAAAGGGTTTACCTCTAGAGGACCAATGGCTTAATGAACTACACGGAATTAACTTCTGTAATTAAAAGTTACGCTGAGAATGATTTCCCAGCAACTGTAGGCTCGTTTACGTCTGCGCAGCAACTTGCTACTTTTGTGCAGTTGTCGGAGCAACGCATCTATAACATGGTGCAAATGCCCGCTTTCCGTAAGAATACTACGGGTAATACAACTAGCGGGAACAAATACTTAGCTACTCCTACAGACTGGCTGGCAACATTTAGCCTTGCAGTAATTAATTCTAATAACGAATACCACTACCTTTTAAACAAAGATGTGAACTTTATTCGTGAATCTTACCCTGATACAGATGCTGCGTTCTATGGAGAGCCAGAGTATTACGCTATTTTTGACAATAATTCGTTCATTCTTGGACCTACACCCAATGCAAACTATGCGGTAGAGCTGCATTATTTCTATTATCCAGAATCAATTGTTACCGCTGGCACTAGCTGGCTTGGGGATAATTTCTCTATGGTATTAGTGTATGGAGCGCTTTTAGAAGCAGCTACCTTTATGAAGTCAGATGCAGATGTTCTTACAAATTACAAAGCCCGTTACGATGAAGCTATGGTAGAACTCAAACAATTAGGTGATGCTAAAGATCGTCAAGACTCTTACCGTAGCGGTCAAGTGAGGTATCCAGTAAAATGATTAGCGTACAAGGGCTAGGTGAATCTAGCGGTATTCAAGTATTTACAAAAGACCACGGTGGCTTTACCCCAGAGGAAGTTGCTGAACGGGCATTAGATAAAATCATTCAGGTAGGGGATCAGTCTCATCCCTTGGTTCGGGAGCAAGCGACTGCTTTTAGGAATCATATTCGGGAAGTATTAGTTTTTTACATGAATGAAGTAGTAAAATTTGACCGTGTAACACTAGCTTACAAGCTAAGGGAAGCTGGTCATCCTGAATTAATTAAACTTTTAGAGGAGTAAATCATGGCATTTACGGGAAATTTTATGTGTACCAGCTTCAAGGTACAGCTAATGACAGCAACACACAACTTTACAACTAGCACTGGTAATACTTTTAAATTAGCTATGTATGACAATAGTGCGTCCTTTACGGCTGCTACTACTGCTTATACGGCAACTAATGAAGTAGCAAACTCTGGCACATACACTGCTGGTGGCGGTACTTTAACCAATGTAACTCCTACTTCTACAGGAACTACAGCGTTTACAGACTTTGCTGACTTGTCATTTACATCTGCAACCATTACAGCATATGGCGCAATGATTTATAACGACACGGCAGCTGGCGACCCATCAGTATGTATTTTAGACTTTGGCGGTGCTAAGACATCGACTTCGGGTACGTTTACAATTGTGTTCCCAACAGCAGACGCAACAAACGCTATTATCCGTATAGCGTAAGGAGCCAAAAATGGCTCTTGTTGTTAAAGACAGGGTTAACGAAACCTCGACTACTACAGGTACGGGGACGTTTACTCTTGCTGGTGCTGTTACAGGCTTTCAATCCTTTTCCGCTATCGGAAACGGAAATACTACCTATTACACCATCGTCCTTCAAGGCGGTACCGAATGGGAAGTAGGGCTTGGGACTTATACATCTAGCGGAACAACATTAAGTCGGACTACAGTCTTATCGTCTAGCAATAGTGGGTCTTTAGTAAACTTTTCGGCTGGTACAAAGAACGTATTTTGTGACTACCCAGCACCTAAAGCAGTTTATGGAGATGCAACAGATACGGCTTTTGAAGCTCAGTTTGCTGCGTCTAACGGTTTAATCATGAATAACATGACCGTAGGGACAACATTCTCAATTCCGTCTGGGTATTCGGCTAGTTCGGTAGGTCCTGTGGTCGTATCAAGTGGAGTGACAATAACGGTGCCTTCGGGGAGCCGTTGGGTGGTGCTGTAAATGTTTGGCTTTTTTCCGTTCTCGGCTGCGCCTTTTTCGGATTTAGGCTCGGTTAGTGTTGCGGTTAATGTAACTGGAGTATCGGCTACAGGGCAAATAGGTACAGCCACAGTAACGGGTTCAGCTGTAGTTAACCTAACTGGGGTTGAGGGAACAGGACAAGTAGGCGCTGTAACAACTCAGGCTGGAGCTAATGTTTCAGTTACAGGCTTACAAGCAGGTGGAGAGCTAGGTTTAGTTGTTGTTACAGGTACAGCCAATGTAAGCGTAACAGGCGTTAGTGGTACAGGACAGGTTGGAAGCGTTGCAGTATCAGGTACAGCAGTTGTAGATGTTACAGGTCTACAGGCAACAGGTTCGGTAGGTAGTGTTTCAGTACAGGCAGGTGCAGACGTAGCAGTTACAGGTGTTTCTGGAGCTGGACAAGTTGGATCTATCACCGTAAATGGAACAGCCGTTGTAAATGTAACAGGTGTGGCAGGAACAGTATCTGTAGGCACAGTCACCGTAAGTGGGACGGCAGTTGTTGATGTAACGGGTTTACAAGCGTCAGGGCAGGTTGGAAGTGTTCTTGTTCAAGCTAATGCAGTCGTTAATGTAACAGGAGTTGTTGGAACAGTTTCAGTTGGTAGCGTGGCGGCAAACGGCACGGCTGAAGTCCCTGTAACGGGTTTAGAGGCTACAGGAAGCGTTGGAAGCATTGCAGTAGAGGCTGGTGCCACCGTTGGTGTAACAGGCGTTTCTGGGGCTGGAGAAGTCGGTTCAGTTGTTGTTATCCAAAGCGCCTCAGTCAATGTGACTGGCGTAGCGGGAACAGGACAGATAGGCAATGTAGTTATCCCTGTTTATGTGGTTGGACTTCAGGCTACAGGATTTGTAGGATCAGTTTTAGTAGTTACGAACGTAGTTGTAAATTTAGTTGGTGTACAGGCAACAGGACAGGTCGGGACAGTATCGTTTTGGATAACAATTGATGACAATCAGACACCAAATTGGGTGACTATCAATGATGGACAAACACCTACTTGGACTGATATTATTGACACACAAAGCCCTAATTGGGTAGAAATAGCAGCATAAGGATATTATGGCATCTACATATAGTGACCTAAAAATAGAGCTTATTGGTACAGGTGACCAAACTGGTACCTGGGGTTCGACCACAAACAACAACTTCTCGGTTGCGGTTAATGAAGCTATTACAGGTTCAGCAGATGTCGCCTTCTCTAGCGCAGACGTTACCATTACCTTAACTGATACAAATGCTGCTCAAACTGCTCGTAATCTGCGTTTAAACCTTACAGGCACTTCTGGTGGCGCACGAAACCTTATTTTGGGATCAGGCTGTCAAATTGAAAAGCTGTATTTAATTAATAATGGTTTAGCTGATGCAGTCACAGTAAAAAACACAACAGGTACAGGCATAGCTGTTCCCGCTGGCAAGTCAATGTTTGTTTATAACAACGGCACTAACGTAGTTGAAGTAACAACAGCCGCTCTTAATTTATCAGTAGGAACCCTAGCAGTTACAGGCGCATCTACGTTTGCCGCTGATTCGACCTATACGGGTACTGGTCAAGTTAAAGTCCCAGCAGGAACTACAGCAGAGCGTTCAGGCAGCCCAGTAAACGGCATGATTCGGTACAACAGTAGCAATGTTCAGTTTGAAGGCTACAAAGGGGGTGTGTGGGGTCAGCTAGGTGGCGGTGCTACAGGCGGTGGTGGCGACCAAGTATTCGTTCAAAATCAAGCAATTGTCACTACAAACTACACGCTTACTACTGGATACAACGCAGAATCAGTAGGCCCAATTACAATTAACAGCGGTATAACCGTTACTGTTCCGTCAAACCAGAGATGGGTGATTTTGTGACATCTATATATTGGATTCATGCCGAACACCATGCTGATATGTTCAGTCAGGGTTATATTGGCATATCGAACAGGCTTCAAAAACGGTTTTCAGATCATCAAAAACGTAGCGGCAATGATTGTTTAAAAAATGCTATTGCTAAATATGGATGGGATAACTTAATTAAAAAAGAAATTTTAATTGCAGACGAAAAATATTGCCTAAGTATTGAGTCTAAGTTAAGACCAAAAGATCATATTGGTTGGAACATTGCTATGGGTGGCGGAAAACCACCAGTAGCCTATGGAAATCAATCAAGACTTGGCAAGCCTTCATGGAATAAAGGCTTAAAAGGTGTAATGAAAGCATGGAATAAAGGTTTAAAGTTAACTGAAGAACAGAAAGCCACACCCAACTTAGGAAAATTTAAAAAGGGTCAGATAGCACCAAATAAAGGTAAAAAACGCTCTCCAGAGCTAGTTGAAGCGCACAGGATTTTAATGACTGGTAGAAAAATTACTGAAGAACATAAACAAAAAATTAGTAAAGGCTTAATTGGTAGAGTTGTAAACGAAGAATCTCGTAAAAAAATAAGTGTTGCCAACTTGAATAGACCTTTAATTCAATGTCCACATTGCGTTAAAATGGGTGACATTGGGTCAATGACCAGATGGCATTTTGATAATTGTAAATTTAAGGAGGCAATATGCCTTTAGTTCTTCAGGCGGCTACCTCTGGTCAAGCCACAATAAACCCAACCGATGCCACAACGGTAACTCTTACCCTGCCAGCCACTACGGGAACTCTAGCCGTATCAGGTGGCTCACCATCTTTTGCTACCCTGACAGTCACAGGCGATGCCCTTATTGACGGATTAACTGTCGGTCAAGGTGGTGGTAATCAAGGACAGGCAACTGCTTTTGGTGTTAGTGCTTTATCAGCAACAAATACAGGTGGTAATAATACTGCAATTGGTTGGAATGCTATGCCAGCTAATACAAGTGGTGCAAACAATACATCTTTAGGTGCAGTTTCTTTATATACAAATACTACAGGTTCAAGCAATGCTGGAATTGGTGAAGAATCTTTAAGAAGTAACACAACTGGTTCTAGTAATTCGGCATTAGGTTTTCAATCTCTTTACTCAAACACCACCGCATCTAATAACACAGCAGTAGGTTATCAGGCTGGTTATAGTCAATCAGGTTCAGCACCACTTATTACTGCTTTTGGTTATCAGACTTTATATTCAAACACCACAGGAACTAATGATGGATTTGGTTATCAAGCATTAAAATTTAATACTACTGGTGATTCAAATACTGCTTTAGGTTTCCAAGTATTGCAATACAACACTACTGGTTCAGGAAATATTGGGGCAGGTATTAGGTCTTTACAAACAGCCACTACTGGTTCATACAATACTGCTTATGGTGCTTATGCACTTTATCAAGTTACAACAGCATCTTCCAACACCGCAGTAGGTTACCAAGCTGGATATGCAATAACTACTGGTTCTGAAAATACTTTGCTTGGTATAACTTCAGGTGACTCTATTACAACTGGTGGTAACAATGTATGTCTTGGTAAAAAGGCTGGTTCATATACAAACTTATTAACAACTGGTTCAAGAAATATTTGTGTTGGTGATTTTTCCAATACTTCAGGCTCAAGTGCAACAGACCAAATTGTAATAGGTTATAACATTTCTGGAAAAGGAAATTCAACTGGTTTTATTAACGCTGGTAATGGTGGTGTATATCAAGGCAATAACTCTGCGGCATGGTCTGTTGCTTCTGACCAAAGACTTAAGAAAAACATTGTTAATAACAACGATGGCTTAGATATTATCAGCCAGATTCAAGTACGCAACTTTGAGTATCGCCTGCCAGAAGAAGTTACTGACTTACCACAAGACCAAGCCATTGAAATAACAGGCGTTCAGCTTGGCGTTATCGCACAGGAGCTTCAACAAGTCTGCCCTGATTGCGTAACCGAGCAAACTACTGGGGTGTTATCTGTTGATTCAGATGAGATATTCTGGCATATGTTAAACGCAGTAAAAGAACTTAAAGCAACCGTAGATGCCCAAGCAGCACGAATCGCATCACTAGAAGGAGCTAAATAATATGACCACAACAATCAACGCCTCGCTGAGTGGGGGACTAATAAATTCTGCGGACACCAGTGGGATTCTGCAACTCCAGACTGCCTCAACCGCAGCGGTCACTATTGATGCTTCACAGAATGTGGGTATTGGATCTTCTGCTCCAACTGGTGCAAAACTAGATATTAATGGCGGACTTCTTGTTAGTGGTGCTTTATCTGCTAACCAAACTAGCAAAGCATTTATTGAATACGCATCAAACGTAGCCAACTTTGGCGCATACGGTGCAACCGCAGGAACTGGAGAAGTTAGATTTTCAACGGGTGGCGGTGGTGGTAGCGGTGGCACAGAACGGATGCGTATTGATTCTAGTGGTAATGTAGGTATTGGTACTGCTAGTCCTTCTGCAAAATTAAATGTTGCTGGCACGACAACTTCAACTGTAATAAAAATTTCTACTACAACTGGCGCATCTTTTTCAACATACCAAAATACAGGACAAGATTTTTATGTAGGTTTAGATAATAGCGCTGGTAGTTCTTTTGGCAATTCTTATTCTGCAAACCTTTATGGTAGCGGTGCTTACCCAATGGTATTTTGGACTAATGCCGCAGAACGGATGCGTATTGATTCTAGTGGTAATTTGCTTGTAAACGCTACAAGTTCTACTGGTCACAAAATGACTGTCCAATCTGCGGCTGGTGCTGGCGGAATAGATTGTGTTGGTGGTGCAACAAATGGCTATTACGCAATGCGTGTTGATATGCCATCAACAAACACTTATGGTGTTTTGTTTAGAAATAATGGTAATAATGTTGGTGATATTAGGATTAACAGTTCAACAACTACTTACAATACATCATCTGATTATCGTTTAAAAGAAAACATTGCACCAATGACAGGTGCTTTAGATAAAGTATCAGCATTAAAACCAGTAACTTATAAATGGAAATCAACTGGCGAGGAATCACAAGGGTTTATTGCTCATGAACTTCAAGCCGTTGTGCCTGATTGCGTAACTGGCGAAAAAGATGCCGTTGATGAAGAAGGCAATCCACAATATCAAGGTATTGATACTTCATTCCTAGTAGCTACATTAACTGCCGCTATTCAAGAACTAAACGCTAAAGTAGATGCACAAGCATTAGAAATTCAAGCACTTAAGGGAGCTAAATAATGACCACGACAATCGGGGGTTCATACCCAGCCGTCAATAGCGACAGCGATGCAACCATAAACGGACTTACTGTTGGTAAGGGTGGTGGTAGTGTTTCTACTTCTACTGCGGTAGGATACCAAGCAATTAATGCTACTGCGACAGGAACAAATAATACTGTTGTCGGTTATCAAGCCGCATACACAAATACAAGTGGCGATAATATTGTTGCTGTAGGCTATCAAGCCGCTTATACAAATGCTACTGGTACTGCATTAACCGCAATAGGAAACAGGGCTGGTCGTACTTATAACACTAATGGTACTGAAGTAGCTGGTTCTACTTTTGTAGGTTCAAATGCTGGTCGTTTTACAACAACTGGAATTGATAATGCGTTTTTAGGTGCATTGGCTGGTTATGCAAACACTACTGGTGCAAACAATGTGGCTGTAGGTTCACAAGCACTTCAAGCAAACACTACAGGCTCTGCAAATACCGCAGTAGGTTATCAAGCCGCTTATGCTGGTAGTGCAAATATTACTGCTATTGGTTATCAAGCCGCATATAACGAAGCATCAGCAAATAGCACCGCTTTGGGATATCAAGCACTTTATACATCAAATGGTGGTAACGAAAATTTAGCTGTTGGGCACTCTGCTCTATATTCAAATACAACTGGTGCATTTAATACTGCCGTTGGTGGTCGTAAAACTATGTATTTAAACACCACAGGTGGAAACAATGTAGCGGTGGGGTGGCAAGCACTATATTCAAACACTACCGCATCTAATAACACAGCAGTAGGTTATCAAGCACTTTATACAAATTCAACGACTACTAACAATACAGCGGTTGGTTATTTAGCTGGTTATAGCAATGTAGGTTCTGGAAATACATTTATAGGAAATCAAGCTGGACAAACAGCAAACGGAACAGGCAACACTTACAATACATTTATTGGTTACTACGCAGGACAAGCCGTTACTTCTGGTTCAAATAACACATTTGTTGGTGTTGGTTCTGGACAAGCAATGACAACTGGTTCTAAGAACACTATCATTGGTGAATATGTAGGCAATCAAGGTGGTCTAGACATCCGTACAGCAAGTAACTACATTGTGTTATCTGATGGTGATGGTAATCCTAGAGGTGTGTTTGGTAGCGATGGTACTTTTTATTGTGGTACTGTGACAGCTGCAAGTTTAGGAACCATCAACAGAGGCTTTGTTGTTAGAAATGAAACAGCTGGTCAAACTTATATTCAAGTTGCAGCAAGTAACTCAGGCTCTCAAAATTTAGCATATTTTTATTCTTCTAGTGGCACAGCTGGTTTCATTCAAGTTAGTGGAACTTCTTGCACATACAACTCAATATCTGATTACCGTTTAAAAGAAAATGTTGTGCCAATGACAGGAGCTTTAGAAAAAGTAGCACTGTTAAAACCATGTACTTATAAATGGAAAACTGACGGTAAAAATGGTCAAGGGTTTATTGCACATGAATTACAAGAAATTTTTCCAGAGGCGGTCGCTGGTGAAAAAGATGCTTTGGATGAAGACGGTAAAATTAAACCTCAAGCATTAGACACTTCTGTTTTAGTAGCTACATTGACAGCCGCAATCCAAGAACTTAAAGCAGAATTTGACGCTTATAAAGCAACCCACCCTTAAAGGAAAATAAAATGACTGAACTTGTAAACGAAGTAACCGCAGAAGAAATCGCCCAGCACTATTCCGCAGCGATGGATTCCGTAGCCCTTATCAATGGCGACCAGCCAGAGAACACCACAGACGAAGAGTGGGCAGATACCCTGCTTCGGAACAAAGAGCATTTAAACATCATGCTGGCTAAAGACTTCTGGACTACAGAGGACTTGACCCCGCTACGCACAGCAGCGCAATAATTTTATCAACCAACCTAGGAGAAAACTAATGGAAAACAAAAAAACACCCATTACTATCGACAATGTAGAGTACCAGTACGAAGACTTAACCCCAGAGCAACAGGCTATTTTTAACCATTGCATTGATTTAGACCGCAAGATTAGCTCGGCACAGTTTAATTTAGACCAGCTAAATGTCGGCAAAAATGCTTTCTTTGGGATGCTAAAAGAGTCTTTGGCTAAACCAACAGAAGTAGTCCAATAATATGAAACAGACCATCGAAGCCTCAACTTTAGAAAACGGTTTAATTGAGCCTAAACACGAGGTGGAGGTGGTCTGCGCTGCCTGTGGTTATGACTTAGATGAAGCTGAACTAACTGCTGATACCTGCTCCGATTGCAATGCTCCTTTGAACCTTAAGCAACACATTTCTATCCATGCGACAACTGTTCCTGCCGCTGGTGGCGGAGTTATGTAAGGTGAAAAGGTATGCCCGATCCGTATGGATTATCAGAAGGAGTCAAAACTCTTAGCGGTAGCCTTGATGCAACTAGAGAGGCTACTAAAGGGCTAACTAAAAGCATTGAAAATGCCCAGCACGATGCAACAGAAGTAGCCCAGAAGCAAGCTAATGAACGTATCAGGGCAAGGCGGGAAGCAGAGTTTAAGAAGGAAAGAGCATTAATCAAGGCTTTAGAGTCATGGCAACATAAGAAACAAATCTCCGATGAAGAAGCAAAACTAAAGATAGATTTTGTTAAAAAGCACGGTGCTAAAGAGTGGGAAGCAGTATTAAAGATTAAGCTGGATATTGAGAATATGCAACGCAAAGACAACGAAGAATACCAGCATGATTTAAAGGCAGTAAGACGAGTGCAGTTTTATTGCTTTGCAGCAGCAGCTGTAATAGCGTGGTATTTAACTTGGGGTATTAAATGATTGCATATTTAGGGTTTTGTTATAGCTATTGGGGAGCAATATCATGTTTGGTGTAGATGACATTATTAGCGTTGGGATGAAAATTCTAGACAAAGTTATTCCTGACCCAGCCGCAAAAGCTGAAGCCCAAGCCAAATTACTAGAAATACAACAGCAAGGTAGACTAGCTGAGTTGCAAGCAGACCAGACTGAAATGCAGGAAGTTACTAAGCGCCAAGAAGCGGATATGGCTAGTGACTCTACACTTTCTAAAAACATTAGACCAGCTACCCTCGTATTTATTTTGTTTGTGTACTCTGCGTTTGCTATGATGTCCGCTTGGGATATTGAGGTAAACAACAATTATGTAGAACTGCTTGGGCAATGGGGTATGTTGATTATGTCTTTCTATTTTGGCGGACGCACCCTTGAGAAGATTATGGATATGAAGGCTAAAAAAGAATGAATATGCAAGACCTGTTAAAAGCGATTATTCCTATCGTTGTAGTTTGCATGGGCTGGTTACTTGGGCAAGTATCTTCATTCCAGACCCGTCTAACTCAGATTGAAGGCAAGATGCCAGCGTTGATTACAGCTGAAGGCGTTCCAACAGATAGCCCAATATCAGCAGAAAAACGGGCAAGGATTAGAGAAGAAATTTATAAAGAGTTACATGAACTTCATGTACGGGTTAAGTTAATAGAAGAAAGAAATAAAAAGCAATGACGTATGACCAGTTAGATAAATTGGGGATTGACCATAAATGGCTTGCCCCTTTAGAGGAAACTTTCGTCAAGTATGATATTTCTACTCTTGCTCGTCAAGCTTGTTTTATGGGACAGTGCGCTCACGAGTCTGGAAACTTCAAGACTCTGCAAGAGAACTTAAATTACAGCGCAGAAGGTCTAATGAAGACTTGGCCCAGCCGTTTTCCCACAAAAGAGATTGCAGACCAGTACGCACGTCAGCCAGCTAAAATAGCGGGCAAGGTTTACAACGGCAGATTAGGAAACACTAGTGAAGAAGAAGCCGCCAAGTATTTAGGCAGAGGTCTGATTCAGTTAACTGGTAAGGAAAACTATGCAAACTGCGGATCTGGTATTAATGTTGATCTTCTTTCTAACCCTACTTTATTGCTGGATCCACGATATGCAGCCTTAAGTGCTGGCTGGTTCTGGAACAAGAAAGGTTTAAACAGCTTGGCAGATGCCTCAGATATTGAGACAATGACTAAACGTATCAATGGCGGTTTAATTGGTCTAGAAGACCGTAAAGCCAAAATTGTTAAAACTCTAACCATATTAGGGTAAACCCTGTGCCATTACAAAAGCTACAATTTAAACCAGGTGTCAACAGAGATCAGACCAACTACACCAACGAAGGCGGTTGGTATGAATGCGACAAAATTCGCTTCCGTTCTGGCTATCCTCAGAAAATGGGCGGTTGGCTTCGCTATAGCACACAAAGTCTAGCTGGCATATGTAGACAGGTTTTTAACTGGGTTACAACAGCTGCAGATAATTATCTAGCGCTTGGAACATCAAAAAAACTTTATATTGAAGCTGGTCAGATTGTCTATGACATTACGCCAATCCGTCAGACCTTTACGACTACGGCTACAAATAATTGTTTTACAACTGCAAACGGATCTAAGACCGTTACCGTAACACTTGCTGCTCATGGTGCTTTAGAGGGTGATTATGTAACCTTTTCTGGTGTGGTAGGACCTATTGGCGGGATACCTCAAAGCGAGTTTAACGCTGAGTTTATTGTCGATTACATTACGGTTAATACGTTTACCATCACCACAACGACTGCGGCTACGTCTTCTACTACAGGTGGGGGTACAGCAATTGTGGCTGCCTTTCAAATACCTATTGGTAACGACAACGCTTCTGTTGGTTATGGCTGGGGTGCAGGTGTATGGAGTCGTGGTGCTTGGGGTTCAGGCGCTGGTGTTCCAGTAGTCAATCCTCAGCGGGATTGGTTCTTGCAAAACTTTGATGACGACCTTGTAGCCAATATTCGTAATGGTGCTATTTATTACTGGAAAAACTCTGGTGGTACAGGAACTAGGGCTACTTTATTGTCAACAACAACCATAGGTAGCGTTGCGCCTTCTGATGTACCTGCGCAAGCAATGCAGGTTTTACTTTCCCAGAATGACAAGCATTTATTAGCATTTGGGGCTACCCCTTACGGTGGCGGTGCTTTTGACCCTTTGCTGATTCGTTGGGCAAACCAAGACCAACCTAATAACTGGACACCACAAGTTACCAATTCGGCTGGCTTTTTGCGGGTTTCTCGTGGCTCTGCCATTGTTTCTGCGGTTGCAACACGCCAAGAAATACTTGTATTTACTGAGGGAACACTAAATTCCTTGCAGTTTTTAGGTACAACAGATGTGTTTGGTCTGCAAGAGCTTTCTGATAACATTTCTATTCTAAGTGCCCGTTCGGTTGCTGTGGTAAATAACACGGCTTACTGGTTTGGTCATGACAAGTTTTATGCCTATGGCGGACGTGTAGAGACTCTTCCTTGTACTATCCGTAACCACATATTCCAGAATTTGAACTATGACCAAGCCGATCAAATTATATGCGGGACTAACGAAGGCTGGAACGAAATCTGGTGGTTTTACCCCACGGCAGATAGTCAGGTTAACAACGCCTATGTAATATACAACCATCTAGAGAAGATTTGGTACTACGGCACAATAGACCGCACTGCGTGGTCAGATTCATCACTAAGGGAATACCCTCAAGCCCTAACTGCGACTTACTTTACAGGTGCTATTTCTAGCACTACGTTAACCGTAACAGGTGTTTCGGCAGGTTATTTGCAAGTTGGCTCAGTAATTACTGGCACGGGCGTAGCAACAGGCACAATTATTACTGCTTTGGGTACAGGTTTAGGCGGTGTAGGAACATACACAGTAAACATCTCACAACTTGTAGTCCAGACTAGTATGACAGGCGATAGCGTTATTTATAACCACGAACAAGGTGTAGACGATAATGTCTTGCCAATGGCTTCGTATATTTCTTCGTCAGACTTTGACTTAATAGACGGGGATCAGTTTATATTAACTAAGAGAATTATTCCTGACATTAGTTTTACAGGGTCTACAGCCACCGCTCCTGAAGTGACTATGTATATTAGACCTAGGAACTTTCCAGGCAATGCTTATTCAAATAGCGAATCAGGCGCAGTAATTGAGACTTCAGTTGACATATACACCGAACAGATATTTATGCGGGCTAGGGCAAGACAGATGGCAGTTGAGATTGAATCTAGCAATTTAGGGGTTCAATGGCAGTTGGGAAGCCCCCGTTTAGACGGTAGACCAGACGGAAAACGCTAATGGGAATGCAACGGTTTAGGTCGCCAGCATTACCTTTAGCTACCCCAGAATATAGCGAACAGCAGTTAGCGCAGTTAATCGGTGTTTTAAGGCTGTATTTTACGCAGTTAGATTCAAATGTTCCTTTACAAATGGATGGTATTCGGCTGTTAAATTTACCAACATCAGGGTACAATTTGCCAAATGGGACTGTATTTCAGGTTGGGGAAGACTTGCGGATTGTCGTGCCCAACGTTTCTTATTTATATGGAGTATCTGCCACAGCTAGTGTGGGGACAGTAACGGTGACTATTATATGAACTACTACGCACAGGGCGGACAAGCCCACGGTCTTAAATCACTAACTGGGCATGAAATCCAGACTAAGGACGGGGTTCCTTCTTTTGGCATTGGCGGTTTCTTCCAAAAAAACGTAATGCAACCCTTGACCAAAACGGGTATGCAAGCAGTTAAAGCTACTCAAAACCTGCCTGGCATCAAACAAGTCTCTGATATATCTACCCAAGCGTTTAAACCTATTGACCAAGCTTTAGTAGGATTTGATAAAGCTGTAGGTAAAGCTATTCCTGGTGGCTGGGGCACAGTTGCTCAAGTAGCCGCTTCTATGGTTCCTGGTATGCAACCATTAGCTATTGGCTTAGGTGCTTTAAACGGCTCTGGTGTAATGCATAAAGGTGGTGGTTTTAATCTTCAAGGCGCTATGATTGGTGGCGCAACAGCGTATGCTACATCTGAACTAGGTGAGTATTTAAGAGCTGCTGGCGGTGCGCCTGATACAGCTTTATTGCCAGTATCCGAAGGGGTGGCTCCAGTAAGCGCAACAGCGGTTGAAAGAACCGCAGATGAAATTGCAAGAAATTCTGCCAATCAAATGACTAACGCATTAGCTAGCGAAT